CAGAGTTGTCTGTGTATCCTGACCACCTATAATAGTCAAAGTAAACTTTTTAAGAAATTTAATATTAGCAGCATTACCAAAGTCCAAAGGTATGCTGAAATACTCCATCAGGTAAGTTGATCCATTATCCAGAAAGCCCTGGTACTGACTAATTCCTTCAGGATGTCCAAAGTATATAGTCCCGTTCTTGCGTCTTGTAACACACAGCGGGTTAATCTGACTCCATGTTGTAACCCTGTGAGAGCCGTCCTCTAACGGGCCGCGCATGTCAAAACAATAAACAATGTTACTATCTGGCAGCGTTACCAAGTAGAAGGCTTCTTCAGGGCTGTATACAGACTTAATAGGAGCTGTCTGAAGACCTACAACAGAGGTTAAGTCAGTCCTGACGTTCTTGCTTAAATCTCTTAAAGGTGCTGACTTTTCCTGAATCAGCCTACCAAGACTCATTAAACCTTGTTGACTAAGAAACAAAATGTCTGCCCCTGTGTTTTGCACAGAGTCACGGGCAATGCAGCCAATGTTGCTAATAGCGTCAGACAGAACCATTGTTGTTGGGTCATCTGCACCGCTATAGATAAGCACAGAGTTCTTACCAAAAATAATAAGAAAATTGTTATGCGCAGCTAACGCTACAATCTCATCGTAGCCCGTAGGCCAGAACTGATTTATCTCTATAGAGCCTGATGTACCGCTATCCCAGTTCACGCCATTGAGAGTATCAGACCAATAGACAGTAGATTTATCATCAACAAAGTCAGCACACCAGAGCCTGCCGTATGCTCCAATAACTTCATTACCTTCAGGTGGAGTTCCACTGGATGAAGCATGTGACGACATGGCAACAACAACCCCAGTAGCCTCGTCATACACCAAAGGCTCATGATCGCTCTGAAAGAAATAAACACGATGATTAAAAGAAACAATCTTCCAGTTGTTTGCTGTTATGGTATAGCCACCGGGAGTTTCGTCAGTGAGCGTAGCAGCCCCTGAGAATATTTTGTTATTACCAGCACTAAATATTTTAGATGCACCATCTTCTTCAATATGTTCATGGATTGCTTCTATACCATCAGAAGAACCCAAAGGAGTAGCGTCAGTGGTAATGTAGCTGTAGCCTCTCCTAGCACCTATCCTACCGTATTGGTCAATAACACAGTTCGTAGCAACGGAGGCAAAAGAAGGATTCAAACCAACAGGGGAGTCTTGTGTGTTGATCCCAAAGAAACCCGGAGCAGATATTGAAATGGTTTGAAGCGTTTGCGCCATTACGCAGGTCTCCAGTTCAATTCAACACTATATTTAGCAGCGTCCAAGGAAACCGCATCTGCCAATGCTCTATCAGCAATGCCAAAGATTTCCTGAGCAGCAGTACCGCCTGTTTCGCCTCTTTCGCGTGTAGCAAATGACCAAGCGTACATGATAATAGGATGACTAGGCAGCTTAGTAACATCGTTTGCGTCAGACAACTCACCTTCACGAATTACCATGTCGAAGTTCAAGTCATAGCTACCATCAGGCGTAGGATAAACAACAATGTTCTGATCCCCGTTGCTATCAATACCATTAAAACTAAACACTTCAGGAACGCCTACAGCGGCTGTGTTTAGATTAATTTTTGTATTCATTTCATTGGTTGAGATTAACTTAAGCCTTGTTTTCTGAGTCGCGTTATAAGCATCAAGTATTTTATAATCTTGGCCTGAGCCAGTAATTGTGTAAGAGTTAGTTGCAGAGGTAACCTGTACAGTTTTAGTTGTCCTTAGTGCAGACCAGTCCCACGCTGTTTCAACTACCTTCTTAGCATCATTAACCAAATAACCAACCAGAGTTGAATACTCAGTATCAGTAGGCGTAGACACTTGTGTTTCTCGCAAACGGGCTAAAACTCTGTTGATTAAATCAATATATGTCATAATAGCCTCATGTATAAGTCAACAAGTTGCCCAACAAAGTGTAAGGGCTTTCGCTAAATTTGAATAATTCTGGGAACACAAGCTGAGAAGTTTCTGTAGGGCCGAGGCCAAGCATTCCAAGCTGAGGTTGAGTAGGCTGCTCCGTGCCTGTAGTATCTGTACCTCCAGTACCGGGACCGCCTGGGCCACCAGTAACTACGTCATTACCTGTTCCGGGGCCAACAATGCCAGTAATAGGCCCTAACTCGCCCGGCCCACGCGCAGGAGGCTCTACAGTGTCGCCTACAGTGGGCGTGGAGGGCATAGTCAATACAGGGGTAGTGGGTACGCCTGAGCCGCCTTCTGTGCCATCAGTAGTTACTGTACCATCAGTAGTTACTGTGTTATCAGTTTTACCACCATCTATGCCGTTACCACTAGTATCGCCGCCTATAATGTTAGCAATCTCAGCATTGGAGTAGCCTTGATTTTTCAGCACTGTTTCAACTTCAGACTTAGGCGCACCGGACTGTGCGATAACATCGCGCATGTCAGCAACAGTAGCTGTAGGGTTTTTAGCAAGCCAATCAGTAATACGGGTTCCCCAATCTCTAGTATCTTGAGTAGTTGGTTCTGTTTTGTACCAAGTCTGGCCCATATTATCGCCAACGACAACAGAGCCGTCAGGATTGGTATGTTCCCACACTACGTTGTCCCAAAGAGGACTGTCCCCTGCTGGTGTGAGTTCAGTAGGTGTTACAGTGTCAGTCTTGCCGTAGACAGAGTAGTCAAAGCCACCAAGACCGCCAAGATCTCCTTTAGTTAAAGAGCTATCAGGCAGGAGGCTTTCCCACTGTACAGGTGTTGCTAGAGTTGCTACTTCAGCACCGCCAGCAGCAGCACCACCGCCAGCAGCACCACCGCCACCGCCACCACCAGCAGCAGCAGCAGCCTGTGGCGTATAGGGAGCAACATATCCTTCTTTGTCTATGACATACTCCTGTCCGTCAGTGCCAGTTACAACATTAAGAGCACCACTTTCAATGTCAGCAGCTATGTCCATATCACTGCCCATATCTCTCTGTGGGTTCTGGGAGACATCTACAGCAGGCTGCTGACTAGCCACTAATTTGTTAGCATGTTCACGGATAACCTGATCCTGCTTCTCCTGGGCTACCTGCTCAGGAGTCACAGTAGGATCGTTGAAGATAGTGTAGTCAGTGAGCCAGTCTACGATGTTGGCAGGGCTGTACAGTTCTTCAGGGTTCATACCCTTGTTTATCAAATCAGTTTTAGCTGCATTATAGAGCTGCCTGTCGTATTCCCTCCGTGCTTCTGCCTTGGCTTCTCTGCTCCCTACAAAAGCACCAAAGCCTGCAAGAACCAAAGAAGCAGGGTTTAACATGTTCTTTAGACCATTAATAAATGGATTACCTAGAACAGCATTAGCAGCCGCCTGAGCCTGCTGTGCAGTCCCTCCAGCTAACAACACCTCTCCGGCAGCAGCATCAGCAGCGGCAGCAAGAGGAGTCGCAGAAGTAGAGCCAGTAATCGACAGCGGCCCCATAGCGGTAGACTGGAACAAGCTAGGAATAGAAGTAAGAGAATTAATTGTGTTATAAGTATTGATAGCATCTGCAATCAGATTAGTGCCTGAAGTCCCGCTAGGCTGAGTTGGCAGCGTAGTAGGAGCAACAGAAGTCACAGGAGCTACTGGAACAGGAGGCTGCATACTTGTAGCAGTCTGCAACTGAGCATTATAGCGATTCTGTATAGACGCAAGATTCCCACCAGTGGCCTGTGCCAACTGTGTAGGAGTAACGCCAAACGCTTGCATCTTGTTAAAGACTTCAGCGTCTGTGGCAGTAGGATTGCCAGAGAGCCATGTTAGTATTTGTTCGTTAGTAGCTGCCATTATAGTTTTGCAACACCTTCTCGTTTTTCAAAAGTACGATAACCTGCCAAACCTAACATGCCCAACAGAAGCGTCATCAATTCACCTGACTCCAGAACAGGTAGCTCCGGTACTTCAGGAGCATATACAACAACAATAAACTTCAAGAAAGGATAAATAACAAAGTTATACCCCATACCTGCTGCGCATATCCAGCCTACAGCGGGTCTCCATCCAGATACAAACACAGAAGAATGAGCAGCTTCCTGTTTATTTACTTCTAACTGACCAAAGAGTAACCGTAACTCTCCAGCCTGCTCCATGTTAGCCAACAACTCTTTTGCTTCAGCTCTGGCGTTACGGTCAGGAATAACCCTGTCCAGAACAGTATCGAGTATTGACAATCCCGTAGCTAAAAGACTCATTTCTTCTTTTTCTTTTTACTTGTTGTTTGTCTATCGTATTCTTGTGTTAACTGATTAACTATGGCTTCTATGCAGTAAGCTTCTTGCTCTATGCCCGGTAGCTGCTCTCCTATGTATTCTTTAATGAACTGCCAGACATGAACGCTTTCATGCACTAAAGATAAA